GGGTATGCTTTCTATCAGACGACAACTTGGTTTATGTCGTTAGAAGACCCCAGTAATGCTCAAGCAGGATTCGTATCTGTGATCGTAGGTGCAGGGGCTGGATTTTATGGGATATATGTAAATGGTAAGAACCCTTCTCCTTCTGCTGCTTCTAAGTAGCTGTGGCACTATTCCATTCCTATCGGGGGGTGGTCCTAACGTAGCTGCTAATACACAAATTGGTAAAGAGAACTATCAAGGTGTAAACACAAGTATTGATCGTAGTGTACGACCAGTACTACGACCAGAGGGTCCAGTAGAGACCGTACAACAAGACAATAGTACGACAAACAATACTGAGATAGACCCACTACTGTTAATCCTCTTAGTCCTTGGGTGGCTTGCTCCTAGCCCTAATGAGATAGCTAGAGGAATACGAAACTTGTTCCGAAGAAAACAAGACTAGCGTTAAAACTAAAGAACCCCCTAAGAATTAACTTAGGGGGCTTTTTTGTGTCTAAATTATAATTGGATCAATCATCTTTTGTCATACCTAGCTTGGTCATGCACATGGCTACACCTTCGTATAACATCTCTATCTCATTCTCTGTTTTAGTTACTCGCCAAATCGTATATGCATTCAAGAGTAAACTAACGATTAAGATACCTTCGATTAAAGTCATTTGCGTTCCTGTTGTTGAATTAGTGCTTCTAGATACCACCGTGCTTTCTTAAGGTCTTCTACGCCATTCTTGTACCGCCATCGGTGTAGGTATTTGGCTACATTCCCTCGGTAGTAACCTGTGAGTTCTTCGTCGTTAAGGAAGTCCTTGATATACTCTATACATTCGATACTACCTTGTCCGTAATGCAATGGTTGATTGACGTTATCAGTCATAAGTTCTCCTTCATAAATACCTTAACCCACTGTGCGCAGATGTCGGATCGTATAATGTCATCTACACCAAACTCAATGATTGGCACAGGTAACATGTGCTTCTTTGCTAGGTGAATAACCTTAGACAGACCATCAGCTTCCTTTAAGTCTGACTGTTGTATATCACCATTAAGTACAATAGTGGTATCTTGACCTACCCTTGTCAAGAGCATCTTAAGCTCATGTGTGGTAATATTCTGCGTTTCATCCACAATTATGAAGGCATTATCGAAGCTACGCCCACGCATAAGTGCAAGAGGTGCCATCTCAATGTTGCCATTCTTGATTGCAGTTTCGACAGTTCCTTTACCAAGGTGCTTCTCCAATACGTCTAGTACAGGTAATGCCCAAGGCATTGTCTTTTCCTGTAAGTCACCCTTGAGAAAACCTAACTCTTTACCTACGGCAACGTGAGGTCTTGTGATGACGATTTTATCAATTTCTTTCGTCGTGTAGAGGTCGGCAGCATAAGTCGCCGTAACGTACGTTTTCCCAGTCCCCGCAGGGCCAAGGATAAAGACTTGAGAGTTTTCTTTAAGTGCATCCAATAGCTCTTTCTGTTTGGTGGTTTTAGGTACTATACCAGAAGTAGATTTAGCTGTAGCACCCTTGTAATTGGTTTTTCGTCGGGTACGAGTTTGTTTCTTTGGGGGTTCATCCATCTAGTTCAACCAGTTCTGCTGATGTGTAGGGTATGTGAAAGAACAGTTCGCCTTTACGAATGTATCGGCCTTTAGCTTCACCCAGACTTTCCTTTGTCAACAATGTGTCTTTGATACGCCATGCTTGTTTCATATCCTTACGGAACACGTAGAAGTTAAGCACACCATTCTCTGACCCATGTTTGTCTAGGAGCCTCTGTTTTCGTTCAGGAATGCGTATTTCTGACCAGTGTGTAGGCCAGTCACCATCCCATGCTACCTTAACCTCTGCCTCGTTAAAGTAAGTGTAGCCACCTTTTTGTGATACGACATCAACATAGTAGTTTTCCTCTGTGTTTACGATTGTATGACCCTTCTTCTTTAACAGGGACACAAGTGCGTTCTTAGCAGGTTCGTCATATGCCTCGTATAAGGCACGACTAAACTTCTTTCGGGTTGTCATTAAAGTACTCTTTCAGTTCTGTGTATCCACCTATATGCTCACCTCTGAATGTCCAGATTTGAGGGACAGTCTTTATGTCTGCTTTCTTGAACAGGTCCAGTATCCACTTGGACTCTTCAAGGGAGTAATGACTAACACTACCCCCCTTAGAGTTGATAAGCTGTTTAGCTTTGTCACAATATGGACAGTTCCGTCTGCTTACCATTACGTACATCATGTCAAGTCTACGATCTCACAGCTATCCCCAGAACATGCCATAGTCTGCATACCTGCGGTGTTGTCCTCTTTCTCATAGTCTGACAGCTTAGACCAATCAATGTCTGTAGGCATTACCGACAACAAGGTCTCATAGTCTGACTTCTCACAGTCCTGATAAGGTGCTTGCTGATAAGTGTGATCAGAGTGTGGCAAAAATGATACACCAGACATTTCGTCAAAGTGTTCATATACAAACGCACCTACAGATACCCATTCCTCGTCACGAACTGATACAGTCACAGAGGGTTTATGCTCACACCATGCACGTTGATACGTTAGCCATGTTTCTAGTTGTTCAATGGCTGTCATGTCGTTACGTGTTACTGCACCTGCTGGAGACTTCTGTGGGAAGCTAAACACTGTTGTTGTGTCTGGTTTCATCACACAAGGCTCACTAGGTACACCTTGATCAATCAGGAATTGTGTAAGTGGGTCCTTATTGTCTCCACGCACCGTGCGGATGTAATAAGGGCTGTGACGAGCGTGTATCCCACTAGCAGAATCAACAAGTTGGGAGACAGTGCCACTAGGTTTGACACAAGTGATAGCAGCAGAAACAGGGATACCAAGACGTTCAGCCCATTCAGCATTAGTAGAGATAGCGACATTTTTTAGATGCTCCAAAGTTTTAGCTAACCCAGCATTAGCACTGGTCATTAGCGGGTTGTCCATTATGCCTGTTAAGCTGACACCTAGCAGACGCTCTTCTTCCGTATTTACCTGCCAGTCACGTGACAAGTATGGGAACTTTGTATAGGTAGACTGGATCGTACCTAGAATTGTTGCTTGTCGTACCTTACGCTCAAGGTCCTCTAACGAATCAGTAGCACGTACCACAACTTCCGTCAAGTTGCAAAATTGCGCTGATCGCAAAATTATCTCCGAACATGGATTCGTGCCAAAGTTGTGTTCTGGGTCACGTCTACCATTTTTAGCTGCTTGCTTCTGTGAAGCTAAACGGTTGAAGATACCACGTTCACCTGATTTACTTTCGATCAATGCTGTCCATTCACGCATGAATGTCTCTGCATCTGGTTTTTCTGTGTAGGCTACAGAGTTATTAGCTAATGCACGGTAACCATAGTTTTCCCACCACTGACCAGACTTAGCGTGACGTACACGGTCATCTGACAGGTTAGACAAAGAGATCATAGCAGAACGACGAACACCGCCTACAACAACGATCTCACCAATCTTACACATGATGTCGTGGCACTCAATAGACGATAGCTTACGTCCTGTAGCACCTAAGAACTTATCAATAGTAAAGTTGAACAGGTCAACCAGAGGTGCTGGACCAGATGCCCGACCACCAAAGGTCTTTAGTCGTGCGCCAGCAGGTCGTACTTTTGATACGTCCCACTGTGGAATCTCACCTGACCATAGTAGTGCTAGAAGCTGACGATATGCTTTAGCCCAACCCTCTTTGCTGTCCTTTACTACAATAGTTGTCTCAGACTTAAATAGCTTCTCTGGTACTTCTGGCAGCTTCTGTACATACTGACGCTCTACAGAGAAGCCAACGCCTGTACCACACAGTAGGATAAACATAGCTTGGTCGAAGCGGTGTGGCTTGTCTACAGCTACGTAAGAACAGTTGTACATACACGTATTATCACGGGCGGCGGCTGGACCTGCTGTCATCATAGAGCGCATAGATGGCATAACCTGTAGGTCTAGGATAGCATCACGAATATCTTTGATGTAGCTGTCGTCACCTGTTAGGGGCTTAACAATATTGTCCATGTAACGGTCAACTGTTTCTGACCATGACTCACGCTTTTCGCCAGTCCAGCGAGCATAACGTGACAGTGCAATAAAGTTTTGGTAGGGGGTAGGGAGCATGTTGTTTGTCATTATTATTCTTCTTTTCCTCGTCCACGCATTGATTTATCTTCACCTAGCCATACAAGACGGTCAATATCGGCACGTGCAATGCCAATGTCAGCTAGTTCTTTATCTGTTAGTGCATTTAGTTCTTTAATTACACGACGGTGTTCACGCCACGTTACTACGTAGTTCATCCACCGCCACCACCATTTCATCATCGTTTGTCTCCATTCCCACTGATAACCCCACGTTCCATACGGTCATGCAGTTTTTCTAAGTTACGTGTTGCCACTGTTGTCATGTCTACGTTCAAGTCACGGCAGAGTGCAGCAATGTACCACAGACAATCACCTACCTCGTCTGATATAGCAGCACGGTCAAACTTACCGTCACGTAGTATCTTCTTTACCTTGTTGGCTACCTCACCAGCTTCAGCAGCTAGACCTAACGCAGGGTAGATCACAGCGTGTTCAGAGCC